GCAAACAATTTCCATGAGTAGAAATGGAACCGTCTCTTGTAGTTCGTTATACCAGAACACTACCGGGTACTACGCCATGAGCAGTGCTGTCTATCAGTCGTATGGCGGCCAATATACAGGCGCTGGATTATCTGGCACTTGGAGGTACATGAACAACGGAAAAACTGCTTGCGAATATAACTCTTGCACAAGCAACATGCTTGTTGTCCGCATATCTTAAGTGGGGGATTATGTAATGAGTATTGTTGAATACGTTGTTCAAGGGTCTGGCGTATGGCTAGATTCTTCCGAATCTAATGTGGCAGACTGCGTTGTGAAATTTTCTCACTTGCCTGAGCCTGTACCATTTACAGCCATCCGCGACGACGTATACGATTACGCGGAGCAAATACTTGACATGCTTACCGCTGGGGAAGCCGGGCCTGTTAAGTCGTATGCTGATTACTCAGCGGAAATAGCCGCGGCTGCTTTTGAATCTGAAAAGGTTAATAGGGTCAAATTGCTGGCAGCGATCGCCATGCTTGATCCTGATGGTGAAGAAAATCTTTCGATAGACCCTGACGATGAAGATGTCTTTGGCGATGGGTTAAAGTCAAACGCTGCGCTAGATTTAATTCGTCTCAAGCTACGCAGAGAAATTTAATGAGTTCTTTCGGCGTTTCAGCCCCGCGCGTTGATGTCCGTCAAAATTGGCAGATGTGGTATGGAGCTCTGTCAAAAGAAGTTTGTAATTCTCTTGTCGCTGAATTAAGTCAGCAAGAGGCGGTGGAAGCAACAACTTTTAACTCTGATTCTTCCGTTCGCTCTAGCAAAATACGCTGGGTAAACGGAAGAGATGATATAAAGAAGATGCTGTACAGTTTTGCGCTTACTGCAAATAGAAACGCGTTTAATGTAGACATTTCCGACTTCTGCGAAATTCAGTTCACAGAGTACGACGCCGAATCCGGCGGGCATTATGGCTGGCATCACGACGTTAATATTGAATCGCTAAGTCCGTACGATAGAAAACTTAGCATTGTGGTTCAGTTGTCCGATGCAGGCAGCTACGATGGCGGCGACTTCATGTTTGACGAAGTTAAAAGCCCAGAAGATTTTAAGCTTAGGCATCAAGGCACAGTTTTAGTTTTTCCTTCTTTTTTGAGGCACAGAGTAACTACAGTTACTCGCGGCGTCAGGCATAGCCTAGTTGCGTGGTTTGAAGGCCCCAAATGGCGCTAGATTGGCTTATTTACACACCCGATGATGAAAGCACGAACCAAGTTCAGCACTTGTTTTACGTTGTAGCACTAGCTACAAACAGAATAGTCTCCGTAGGCCCAACAAATTTAGAAATTGAACGCGGTGCGATTGGAAGTTTTGGTGCTTTTTACGAAGGGTTTAGGCCGTTTGGCCTTGCTGATGCCGGAGATTCTGTTCTGCTTGTCAGCAACGAAAGGTTGTTTGAGATAAATAAGAAAACCTTTTCCTGCGTTGAAGTAGAGCGGCCAATTCCTGCGTTTCTCGGAACGCACCAGATAGCATACGATGCCGACGTTACTTATTTTGCAAACGCAGCAAACGATTCAATTTCTATATGGGACGGAAACGAAACCGTCTTTGTAGATGTCGAACACAAAAAATGTGTTAGCCGCCCAAAGCAGCCAGACGGTAGATACGGCGCAAACAACAAGCACATAAATTCAATTACTATTCATGGCGATAATGTTTTTTATTGCTTAAATAACTTTAAAAACTCGGAGTCTGAGTTTTGGGTTTTTGACAAGAAAACAATGAAACATGATTTAGTTTGCGAAATGGGTTCGATGTGCCACAACATAGTTATACTGGAGGATAGGCTACTGTCCTTGTCATCCGGCACCGGCGGCGTTGTTTCTTTTGACATGAACCGCGGAGCGTATGAAGGCGAGCAAATCGTATGCGACCCAAAAGAAGTATTTCTTCGTGGGGCGCGCAGGATAAGCGAACGTGAAATCTATATCGGCGGGTCAAGAGAGCTTAAGGCGCACCCTAAACAGGGCGTGTGCCAAATTGGAGTTTTTGATCTCAAGGAAAACTCATACGCTAAACGCCTTGAAATTTCAGAATCATACAGAATAAACGACTTTTTATTGTTTTAAGAATGGACGACAACCTTAAAATATCTGATTTCCGTGAAACATCCGGCCTTAAGGATATTGCCCGTCGTTTAGATGAAGAAGGGTGGCCTGAGTGGGAAGGCCGTCTAAAAACGTCCGGCAATTTAGACCATATTGAGGATTACTCGTTCCCGTTTATTTGGTCTGGTCTGTGCAATGAAGGTTTATTTGAAATAGAAATGCACGAAACATTAGAAAAATTTAAAAAAGAAATTGATCCAGTTTTAGACTTTATATACGCTAATTTTGTTTTTGATAGCGTAATATCAAAAATGATTTTATGCAAACTAAAATCTAAACGCATATTAGATCCGCATTTTTTTGGGTCTTGTATTTTTGGCGTTCGCAGAGTGCTGGTTCCAGTAGAAGCGAATAAAAAAAGCACCATGGTTACTGGGGATAAAATAGTATGTTTAGAGGTTGGGAACGCGTACGAGATTAATACGCAGGGGTTATTTGGGTTGGGGAACATGGGAGGCGCCGATCAGGTGCATTTTATATTTGATTTTGTCCCAGAAGACAGAGTTTCTGACATTAGAACTAATAAAGGGGATGCCATATGATGCGCGAACGAGTGCCGGTGACAGTAGTCGACAATTTCCTGCGGTTCCCGCACGCGGTAAAGACGCGGGCCTTAGAGTTTGAATACACGCGCGCACCTGACGGGAGATGGCCGGGGGTTAGAACAGGCCAACTTAGAGATATATGGCCTGACCTGAACTCTTATGTTGTTCGTATGGTGTACCACATACTTGGCTTAGATTCTACGGCTGAAATTGATGTAGACATGTCTTTTCAAAAAGTTAGCAAAGAATTTGGCGATAGCACGCCGGTTATACATACTGATGGCTCTGCAATCGCAGGAATCTTGTATTTGACAGAAACCGCCGACGGCAGTGCGGGTACTAATTTTTACGAACCGACAAAAGACTTTTTACCAAACGAAGAACTGGCAATGCAAAAATGCAAAGCAATGGTGGCTAACGACTTTGAATTGCTTCGTTCCTTGAGAAACGAGCTAAATAAAAACTTAAAGCCAACAATTAAAGTTAGCGATGTGTTTAACAGGCTAGTTTTGTTTGACGGCAAGAAATACCATGCTGCAAACGGGTTTGACGCAGAAGGTGGTGAGGACCGACTTACTTTGGTGTTTTTCCTCTACGTAAGAAATACTAGCTACCCTACCCAACGAGCGTCCCTTGATTCGGACATGTAGTACTCCGGGGGGCCTAGGGTGAAGCATTCAGTAGAAAGCATTGGTTGGCTAACAGTGGGGCTGCTTTTGAATCGTCTGGATTTGAGCCTTATCTGAGGTTACATTGCTATCATTTGACGAAGGAGCGCCAAGATGGCCCTGATTCCATTACAGATCCCGCCGGGGGTGTACCGGAACGGCACAGACTTTGAAGGGTCAAATCGTTGGCGCGATGTGAACTTGGTGCGCTGGCATCAAAACTCGATGCGTCCTGTTGGCGGATGGAGTGTTCGTGTTTCTGGCGCTTATGCAGCGCCTCCGCGCGGAATGCACGCATGGGTCGATAATTCTGGCAATTCAAACATTGCTGCCGGAACTTACAACAAGCTGTACTACACAAATTCGTCCGGCACAACTTATGACATAACCCCGGTCGGGTTCACCGCTGGATCAATTGACGCTGCGGTGAATATTGGCTACGGCGGCACTTACTTCGGCACTGGCCTGTATGGCGTTAGTCGCCCGTATTCTGGCGTATTTCAAGAATGCACTACTTGGTCGCTCGACAACTGGGGCGAGTACCTTGTGGCTTGTACGCATGATGACGGCAAATTGTATGAATGGACGCTAAATGCAGCGTCTCCAGCAGCCGTGATTTCTAATGCGCCCACTGACAATCTTGGGCTTGTCGTGACCGAAGAAAGGTTTTTGTTTGCTCTTGGAGCAGGCGGAAATCCACGCAAGGTTCAGTGGTGCGACCGCGAAAACAACACGACTTGGACGCCAGACGCCACCAATGAGGCTGGTGACATTGAACTGCAAACCTCCGGTCAGATCATGTGCGCTGCTCGCATGCGCGGCAGAACAATCATTGTGACCGACACCGATGCCCATATTGCGACCTACTCCGGTCCTCCGTTCGTGTATGGATTCGAGCGTGTAGGTACGGCCTGTGGCGCTGTATCCCGCAAATCAATGGTGGCTGTCGATCAAGGCGCATTCTGGATGGGCCGCGAATCTTTCTATATGTTTGATGGATCTGTTGCTCGTCAAATGCCATGCGAAGTGCAGGACTACATCTTTGACGACATCAACGCAAACCAGCACAGCAAGGTATATGCGGTTCACAACAGCGAATACGGCGAAATCTGGTGGTTTTATCCGTCAGAATCCAGCGTGGAAAATGACCGTTATGTAGCGTATGACTACCTTGAGGGTCATTGGGAAACCGGACAAATTGATCGCACAGCAGGCGTGGATCAGGGCGTGTTTTCCGATCCGATCTGGGCAGATGCGTCAGGCAATTTATACGATCACGAACTGCATGGCCTTGGCCACGGTTCGTACACGCCTTACGCTGAGACTGGCCCGATTACGCTAGGCAATGGCGACTCCGTGATGAAAGTCAACAGCTTGATTCCAGACGAAGGAACGCAGGGCGAAGTCGAAGTGACATTCAAGACTAGATTCCATCCGAATGACACTGAGCGCACTTACGGTCCGTATTCGACTGCAAACCCAACTTCTGTTCGCTTTACTGGCCGCCAAATCCGCATGCGAATTACCGCAACTGGAAATGATGATTGGCGCGCCGGGATCATGCGGATTGAAGCGACTCCGGGTGGCCGTCGGTAATGTTGCAAGCGTTCCCGCCGCCTCCGCATGGCGATAAATGGTCTGATTGGGGCGAGCGTCTAAACGCTTTTCTTGTTCGCACTAGAGATCGTTTGCGCAGCCTGACATCTGGCGATTCTGCCGCTGAAGACGGCCTTTTGATGTGGGATCGCTCGATTGAGCATCCGGTCGTTTCGCTGGATGGCGAGTGGGTTCCACTTGGATACGGCGCGAATGAGCCAGACCAAGGTTATGGTTATGGACTGTTTTTCAATACAACTACCCATACGCAAGCAGCAGTAGATACGCCTGACGCAATTGAATTGGACTACACCGCGTATTCCAAGAATGTGGCCATTGACGGCACTTACGCCAGCCGAATCGTGTTTTCACAGGCCGGAAAGTACATGGTCAATTTCACGGCACAGCTAAATTCGCAATCCGCAAGCGCAAAAACATTCTGGTTTTGGCCGCGAATCAATGGCACAGATATTCCCGGCTCCACGATGCGGATCACCCTGCACGACAACGATGAAGCCAAAACCGTTGCCCGTGGCGGCATATTTGAGGTAAGCGCAGGAGATTATCTGGAAGCTATGTGGGCTGTGGACAGTCTAAACACTTCGCTGAAAGCCTACGCAGCAGAAACTTTCTGCCCTGCGGTTCCTTCCGTAACGCTATTGGTGAAGAGTATCTGATGGGCGCAGACGAAAGAATGCCGATCATGGATCAGCTAGTCCGGTGCAAAAACTGGATTGAGGCTGCTCTGGCGTATTCTGGCGGAACGCACAGCTTTCAGGACATTGTTGACGGTGTGATTTCAGGACGGATGCAGCTTTGGGCTGGAGATTCTGGGTGTGCGGTGACTGAAATTTCGGTTTACCCGAAAAAGAAAGTGCTG